TGCAGCATTTCCTAACGGTGATTACGACGACCTTGTGGACTCTACGACACAAGCTATCATGCGCTTCAGGCAGGGCGGATTGATTGGTCACCCTGAAGATTACATCGATGAACCCAAAGACCCTAAACCTAGGACTTACTATTAATGGCTATAGATAAAACTAAAAAATTTGCAGATCTAGCATACGAATACATTCGTAAATTATTAATTAAGCCAAGCAAAGGCGGTATTACCTCTCTACCTACTGATAAAGAAATTACGAACGAGATGTTACAAATGTTCGAAAAACTTAGAGGTGCGGGATTCAATGTTACAAACATTGGTAAAGAAGTTAAGAACGCAGATGATTTAGGTTTTCTTTTAAACAGAATAGATCAAGCTCAATTAGATCAAAGTAAACAATTTTTAGATTCTGCAGAAGCGTTAGAAACTATTCAATATAAATTAAATAATAATATACCTTTAAATCCTGATGATCAGAAAAAATTATTAGGTAAGGGTTTTAAAACAGCATCAGAAGCGTTTCAAGGTTTTACACCTAAAGTTATTCAAGGTGGTAAGTCAGAGGGTATAAAAAGTTTAGATCTTGCCAAAGAGTTAGAAGAATTAACAAATAAAAATTTAAAAGAAAGAGGATTAGGTGAAATTAAATTAGGAGACAAGTTACCTGAACCTAAAAATAAAAAAGACTACAAAAAAATAGTTGAATTAGAAGAAGAAAATATGTTGGCGGATGAAGCTATGGCAAAAGAGTTTTCAGANTTTTCAACTAGAATTAAAGGCATGTCGTCAACAGATAGAGTTGCAGAAAGACTTAAAGATTTAAAAGGCGTAGATCTATCTAACCTTAGTGGTATAGAAGCTCAAAAGATTGCAAGTGAAATCATAGGAAGAAAAGGTCCTTTCAAAACAATAAGTAACAAAGGTGCAAAAGAAGTTTTAGGAGAACTTGATCCTATTATTAAAAGAGCAGACGCAGAACCAGATCTAGGAACAAAATTAAAAGACTTTGACGGTGATCCAGATGCCATGGCACAAGGTGGTTTAATGAGATTAAAAATGTTTATGGGTGGCACACCACTTAGAAGACTATTAGAATATTTAGCCGGAACATCTGGTAAGAAAGGATCTAAAAATTTAAAAGAAATGAAACTAGATCCTATGGTAAAGTTTTTTGCTGAGAAGCAAGGGTTCAATCCTGAAGCAGACAGAATAAAATATTTTGAACAAGTTCTAGAATCTTTAAAAGCAGATAAAAGATTAATTCAAGATCTAGAACCATCGTCTATTAAACTACCTGTAGAGAATCAAGCTAATGAATTATTTAGAAAAGAATTTATTGATGAAACTCAAGGAGGCAGATTTGAAGGTTTAACATCTGACATGATTGATAAAAGTATTTTAGAAACAGAGACAATGATTAAAAATTTAAAAACAAAAGATAGAAAGTTAAATGCTGAGGGGGGTCGAATAGGTCTTAAAGAAGGCGGCGGTATGACTCGTAGAACATTTTTAAAAGTATTGGGTGGACTTGCTTCAATACCTCTTGTTGGTAAATTTTTAAAACCGGCAGCTAAAGCAACAAAAGCTGTAGAGGTTGCATCTAAATCTAGCGGGGTGCCTGCATACTTTCCAAAACTTGTAGAAAAAATTCAACTGCTTGGTGATGATGTCACTAAAGTTAGAGCTACTAAAGAAAGAGAAGTAGTTAAAGAATACAAAGGCTATGAGCTAACAGAAGATTTAGATACAGGAAGGTTAACCGTTAAAAGAGATAATTATACTAGTGAAGAATATTTACAGTTTGAACCTTCTGGACAATATTATGATGAGACTAGAAAAAAAGTAATTAAATATCCTGATGAGTATGAAGAGGTTACTGTAAAACCAGACTACGAAGGCAAGATGAAAGATGTTGATTATGGTTTAGATAATATTGATGAAATTATGAGAGAGGTGGACATGATAGAAACAGACTATAAGATAACACCTAGTGGAAAAACAAGAGACAAAAAATCAGGCGGCGGTCTTGCCTACATGATGGGAGAATAATGGAAGTCTCAAAATATAATCAAATGATGTCGTACCTAACGAGACCAGGTTTTTCGCAAGGTAAACTTGTAAAGACTGGACCTAATAAAGGTAAATTTAAATATGAATTTGGTAAAGGTAAAACTTATTCAGTTAAATACGCAACATCAAAACCTGAAGGCCAAGCATGGTTAGATGGTAAAAGAGCTAAAACTAAAATTAGTCCAGAGGGTTTTAAAAAGTTTGGTAAGAAGTTTAAAAAATCAGAACTTGAAAAAGGAGCTAAAGTTTTTTTTGAAGAAGGTAAAGTTGCTTCTTCTGATTATGATAAACTTGGGTTTAAAGATAAACAAAAAATTCAACAAAGACTACGTCAAGGGGACGGGGTGTTTAGAAAAAGAAATATAACAACACCTTTTTCTACAACAGATCAAAATAAAATTTTAAAAGTTTTTCCCGACGCCGTATTTGGACCAGGAAGAAAATATGGTTTTACACCTGGCACAACAGAATACCATGCAGTTAGTGATTTTATTAGAAGAGGTTTTAAGACTGCTTATGAAAAACTTCCTGCAGCTGAAATAAAAAGAATTAAAGATAGATTCGGAGATTTAGTGGATTTTGAAAAGAACCCCGGTAAATACGGAGTTAACTCTGCAAAAAATCCTAATTTATATGCGCAAGTAAAAAATTTTGTTGATGAAGTAAAACCCATGATATTTGATGGTTCAATAAGACTTACAGAACCAAATGGTTGGATGATGGCTCAAATGGAAAGAGCAATAAAACAAGGTAGTCCAGATTTTGAAAGAATAAAAAACAAAGAAGGAAAAATTATAGGCTATAAAGATAAAACAAAATACGGTAAAAATAAAATATACTATGGCACTGAAAGTGTTCTTAGAAAAAATGGTGTGTTAATGAGTCAACACCCTGATTTTAAAAACACGTCAACTTTTTTAACTGAAGCTAAAAAAGTTAATTTACCTGTAACTAATTTTAACTCTGTCCGAGGATTGTTACCTGAAGGATATAATTACAAAAATTTAAAACTCAACGATCTTCTTGGATACATAACAAAACAAAATACTTTGTTATCAGGTAGAGACCCAATTGTTGATGCTAGTAATAGAAGACTTTCTGAAGTACACCACTCAGATGGAGTGTTTACAAGAACAACAGGTAACTATCAAATCTTACCAAGAGAGTCTAATATAAAAGCTGGAGCGATCGCTGAACAAATAGCAAAAGGAGATTTATCGAATGTTCCTGAATTAAAATCCATGGGTGCCAAGGTTGTTGTTGATGGTAAAACATACGGTGGAGGAACTATGAAACCCTCTATTAAAGCTGTAACACAATACACTGTAGAAAATCTTGAAAAGATGGGGCAAGGCGGTATTAAAAAAATGTTGGCTGCTTTGAGTAAAAATCCACAATGTAAATTTAAAATGTCTGGTGGAGGTCGTATAGGTTTTCAAGAGGGCACGGTTAGTTTAGATTTTTGTGCTAGAGATGGAGCTAAAGTTATTAATGAAAAAAATATTCAAACACCGGCCGAACAGAGAAACTTTGCTAAGTTGGTAAATTCAACAGGCGGTATGAAAAATGCAGTTAAACTTTTAGGGTCAATAGGAATAGGAGGAGAGGCTGTTTTTGCAGGAGTAGAGACATTAATAAGAAGTGGTATTTATGGAGACACTTTATCAGAGGGCTTTAGAAAATCTATAGACTATTTAATTCCAGGTGATTTAACTCAAGGAGCACAAGTTGATAAAATTAATAGAGTTTTAAAAGATCCAGACCTTGGAGAAGCTTATAGAAAATACGATGTGTTCAAAGACAATGTGGCTAAACTAGGTTCTCTTGAAGCAGCTAAAGCAGAAAGTGAGGCTGTTTTAGATGATAATCCTTTTAGTGTTACCGCAGTGCCTGGAGGTATGAAAGATTATTTAGCGCAACAACAAAAATTAATAGATGAACAAAAACAAAAAGTTGATAAAACTTTTATTAATCCTGAACAAGAATTGGTTGCACAACAAGCTTTTGATGAGGGAGAGGATGTTGCAAGAGCAACAGCTTTTGGAACACGTATTAAAAAATTTGCTACAGATCTCGGTGAAGTAAAAACGGATGAGTCTGGTTTAAACATAGATCTTGAAATGTTACCTGATCAAAATAAAACTGCTGAGTTTGGACAGTTTAGAGATCTCATGCTTACTGACGATAAAAAAATAGCGTCTGAAATTCAGAATGCCCTCCAACTTGGTTTTTATGGTAACCCTGTTTTAGAAAGTAGTTTTAAAAAAGCTAATGATCAATATCAAATGATTGTAGGTGGCTTTAAAAAAGCTAGGGAAGCGCCGTTGTCAGAGCTAGTTACAAGAGGAGTAGCGTCTGCAGAGGAAGTATATGGAACACAGGGAGCAAATGTTCTTAAAAAAATTGATCAGGCAACAACAAATAAATCAGAGTCAATGTTTGATTCTCTTTCAAATGAAGCTGCAGGATTTTCTCCACAAACTAATCTAATTAGTAATCAATATGATAGAGAATCTATAGGAACAGGTTTACTACCTTTCTCTGCTGCAGGTGGCGGTATAGCAAAACTAGCTGGCAAATCATCAGGTAGACCACCAGAATCAGGACCCACACCACAGGGGCCACAAGGCTTGGATTTTTTAATAAAACGTGGTAGACAATCATAGGAGTTTAAATGGCAGATATAGATAAAGGACTTCCCAACACTCGTACCGAGGTTAAAGTTCCGGGCGAAGAGGTCGAGGTAAAGGAAGAAATTAAAGTACAACAACCCGTTGAGGTCACACCTGAAGAAGACGGTGGTGCAACTATCAACTTTGAACCAGGTGCTATAAATATACCTGGCACGGAATCTCATTTTGATAATCTTGCAGATATTTTACCAGATGATGTTTTAAACCCACTCGGATCAGAATTAAAAAGTAATTATATTGATTACAAGATGTCTAGAAAAGATTGGGAAAAATCTTACACAGACGGACTTGACCTATTAGGATTTAAATATGAAAATAGAACGGAGCCGTTTCAAGGAGCTTCGGGAGCCACGCACCCTGTGCTAGCAGAAGCAGTAACTCAGTTCCAAGCTACAGCGTACAAAGAATTATTACCAAGTGATGGTCCAGTAAGAACACAAGTGCTTGGAATTAAAACACCAGCCAAAGATCAACAAGCACACAGAGTAAAAGATTTCATGAATTATTTAATTATGGATCAGATGAAAGAATACGAACCAGAGTTTGACTCAATGTTATTTCACTTACCTCTTGCTGGTTCTACATTTAAAAAAATTTATTATGATGATCTATTAGGTAGAGCTGTATCTAAGTTTGTACCAGCAGATGATCTGATTGTGCCATACACAGCAAACAGTTTACAAGAAGCAGAAGCTATTATTCACGTTCTTAAAATGTCTGAGAATGATTTAAGAAAACAACAAGTTGCAGGATTTTATGCAGACGTAGAATTAAATCCTCCGGGCATGGTTGTTAATGATGAGGTTTCTAAAAAAGAAAAAGAATTAGAAGGCACTAAAAAATCTGGAAAACAAATTCCTATGTACACTCTTCTTGAATGTCACGTAGATCTAGATTTAGAAGGCTTTGAAGATATTGGTCCAGACGGCGAGCCGACTGGTATCAAGCTACCCTACATCGTAACTGTTGAAGAAGGTAGCGGAACGGTTCTTTCGATAAGAAGGAACTATGCGCCCAACGATCCAAAAAAACAAAGAGTCCAATATTTTGTCCACTTTAAATTTCTGCCAGGACTAGGA